GGTTCACCAGTTGCTTTTCTTTTTTGTAGTAATTTTCCCCACTTTCTTCTCGCATCAGGTTCTCCTTGTTCGAGTTTTCTCATAAACTTATCACCTACAACTGCACATTGGTGTAAATTAAGTGATTGTCTATTTACATCTCCTTTAGGTTCTCTGATTTCTAACCACTCTTCGAAATCCTCGTGGTCAATATTAAGGTTAACTGAAGCAGCTCCTCTTCTTACTGAACCTTGGTTAGTTGCAAGTATCGTAGAATCATAAATTTTAGCAAATGGTACAACACCATCAGATGTTCCATTACCTGTAATAGGTGCTCCTGCTGGTCTGATTTGGTTGATTCCAATACCAACACCACCACCATGTTTTGCAAGTAACATTAATTCTAAGTTCTTATTTCCGATATCATAAATGGAATCGGCAACATCAATACCGAAACATGATATAGGTAATCCTCTATCAGTGCCAGTATTTGAAAGAACTGGTGTTGCAAGATTTAACCAACCCTTCCATATGTAATCGAAGAACTTAGTTGCCATCTGAGGTTTGTTTAATCTTTGAGCTACTCTTGTTGCAACCCTCCAATAAGCATCTTTTGGTTTTTCACCAGGTAACAAATATCCTTTAGATATAGTTTTTACATATATCTCTGTATTTGCCCATGATGGGAAATCTACATCAAGTTCCCAACCTAAATCCGCTCCGTAGTTTGTTTTTGCCATTTTATATTATTTTTCGTCTTTTACAAATACACCATCAACAGTTTTACCTGTTCTGTTTTCTATTTCATTGTATGCTTGTTCTAAACACTCTTCAGGTGTATAACCTAATTGGCGTGCTAAAATTATAACAGTTACAAGAATATCACCAATACCATCTTTTATCTCATATTCATTTTTCTTTAAAAGTGCTCCAGCTGTTTCACCAACTTCTTCCATCACTTTTATCATTTGTTTTGGTGCATTTTCTTTCTTATCTATATTTCTTGTAATTGCCCAATTACTAACCTTAATGGCTAACTCATTTAAATCCATGTTCATAATTTTTTAAAATAAATCGTCCCAATTCTCACCTTCATTCGCTTTAGAATAATCAGTAGGTCTGATAGCGAAGAAATCTGTGTGAGTTAGTCCTCCTGTAAGATGATAGAACCATTCTAATTTTTCTGCTTTCTTTTTATCGAATTCAAAAATTGGTTCATATCCTAATTCTTGTAATTTTGTATTTGTTCTTGCTTTAATAAATTCTTTTAAATCTTCTTTTTCAAGATTTTCCAAATCCCCTTGTTCAAAAATCATATCAATGAAGTTTGTTTCTAATTGTACAATTAGTTTTGATGCTTCTATGATTGATTCTCTACACTCATCTAATAATTCAGGATATTCATCACACATATGTCTGAATAATTGACAACCCATCTTAGAATGTAGAGATTCATCCCTCACACTCCATTTCATTTGTTGTCCTATACCTTTTAGTAGATTTCTCATTTGGAATGAGTAGAGTACTGCAAATGAAGAGTATAACGATACTCCTTCAGCGAATGCTGAAAATATTGCTAAACTTCTACCAACTTCCTGTCTTGCTTTTGGATTTGTTGCCAAATCTTCATGTTTCCATTCAGCGGTAGTTGAGGTTAGGAGTTCAAACTTCTCAGCAACTGCAGGTTCGTGCAGAAATGCTGAAAAGTCCTCTAACCCTAATGTCTCATTTAGATATGAATAAGCTGTAGCGTGAATAGTTTCTTGAGAACCGAACATCATAGCCATCTGTTTGATTTCATGTTTCGGAAACCAATCAGTAACCATGTTAGTCCAATAATCAGAAACTGCACATTCGGTTTGAGCAAATCCAAGTAAGATGTTACCAACTAAGTTTTTTTCAGCAGGTGTTAATCGTTCATTCCAATCTTTAACATCACCCTGCATTGGGATTTCAGTATGTAACCAAAATGCTTGGGCCTGTTTCAACCAACCTTCTGTATAGTAGATTGGATATTCGAATGGTTTAAACGGAATTCTTTCTTGGAATAATTTACTCATGATATAACCTATGTTTTTATTTGTTTTCGTCTACTGATGCTTTTCTGTAATCTGTTACAAGTTTCTTAATTTCACCAATTGCTTTTCTAGCTCTTGATTTTGCTGCTTTTGATGAACCATTGTGTTCATCTTCGAATTGAACGAATAAATCTTTAATCTGTTCAAATAGTTCTTGTGAATTTGCCATAAAATATTTCCTTTTAATTGTTTTTGAAGTGACCAAACTTATGGTCGTGTTTATAATTATTGTATATATTGAAAAACGAAAAACTTTTTTCGTTATTTTTTTTAATTTCTATTTTGTTACATAGTTGTTATTTCTCAACTCACTATGTGTAATAATTTTTTGATATCATATCTTCGGTTTTAACAGTCTTTCGTATCTTGAAACTATCCACCCCAAGTCATCATGTATAAAATTTCTTTTTTTCTTTTTATACTCATATGCAAATACACTCCATGTTGATACTGGATATGCAATGAGAAATTTAGTATTAGATAATCCAAATAAATCAACTACATTATCAAGATGCATTTCTTTACTATTTTTTATATTTGTTAAATCTAATTCTTTTTTTAAATCATCCTTTGTTATCAAAACATCTTTGTATTTATCTAATATATTTTTCATATATTTTTTTGGTACATCATAAGATAAATAAAACTTTTGATTTGGATTTAATTCTAAAATAGAATCAAACAATTTAAAATACTCTTCATCTGAATGGTACTTGAATATTGAATGTTCTATAGCTCCTTGTTCTTTTCTAAAGTTTATATATTCTGAGTATTCATCCTTTTCATATAACTCCTTTGGAATCTTAACTCCTCTACTTCTTCTTATATGAACTCCAACTAAATCAGAAGTAATTTTTTCAACAATTTTTTGATTACTTTCATTTTTTAGTTTTACAGAACTCAATGGTCTATTTTCTAAAAACATAGTTTCTTCATTGTGTTCAGGATGTCCATAAAAATCTTTTGCATAAAAACAACCTAAATCAGTATATGGATATTTTGATATATAATTTTTTGTTGAATCTAACTTTGATTTTTTTGTAAATATATCTCCTAATGTTTTCCAATCTGTAATTGAAATATCACTCAAGTTATTAAAATATTTAACTTCATCTTTTTTTGATATTACCGATGTATTTGGAAGTGTTATCAACTCCTCTAATTCAGGCCATTGAGATTCTTCTACTGATATAGTAAATTCATCATTATGAAATTTACTATTAATATGATTAGCAATTTCCCAATGAAAAATTCTATTACAAAGTCCTGTATCATATAATACATTTATCTCTGTATAATCTCTCTGCCAAGGGTCTTTCCACTTTAATACTCCCATACTATCCCATATTCTCTACATACTTTTTATGTAAGAGTTTTTTAGTTTCTAATTGTCCACTTGCAGATTGTTTTGTTGCAATTACACCATCTGGTGAATTACCATCATAAACTTCAATGTAACCTGTGTTGGTATTCATCTTACATGGGAATGTGATTCCATCTGGTCCGAATCTGTTTTTCATAATATGAGCTCGAGCAGTATCATTCAATTTATCTTTTGATTTTCTACTCCAACTCATAATGAAATCCGCATTCATTACTTTGGCATAAGAATCTGCAATCTTATCTGCCTCGATAACTTCGGAATCAATTGCTGAACGGTTGGTCTGAGATGCAGTCCAAATTGGAATTTCCAATTCACCACTCATTCCACGAAGGTCAATATATACTCCTCCTTGCTCCGCATAAGTAGAGTCTGACTTATTAGAGTGAGAGAGGAGAAGGTCGGCATAATCAACAATGATAACATCGGGTTTGTTATCTAACGTAACCATTTTCTCTATATGTTGCTGTAACTTTTTTACTGTAACACCCTTTGGAGGGAAGTACTTAATAAGTAGTTTCCCCTTCAAGTTCGAGATTTTGCCTTTTACCTCTTCTTTTTTGTCCTTCAAATCTGTGGAAGGAATTTGTGTAAACACAGTATCATATCTCGCACCAACGTAGTGCTCTGATAATTCCATTGTGTAATGTACTACACTCAAACCTCTCCGAACAGCTTCTGCACCGATAGCGGTGAGAATCCATGTTTTTCCAACACCTGATGGTGCAACAACTACTCCTAATTCACCTGGTCCTAATCCACCATCCATTAAATCATTTATAGGATTCCATTTAGTTGGAACAGTTGTTCTATTTAGTTCTTCAGTCCTTTCATCGAAATCTTCGATATAATCCATACCTAAGTTGGTTTCATTACCAACCTTCATAGCTGAATCAACTAAATCTTTGATTCTATCATAAGAACCAGCTTGTAATAAATCTACTGATTGTAGTATTACGTTTTTTAAATTTTGATTAATACAAAAACTTTTAAACTCATCCTTAATATAATCTAAATCTACATTACCAACTTGAGTAAAAACGTGTCGTAGTTGTTCTACAACAGTTTTCTTTAAAACTTCGTTATCTACTTTTGATAATTGTGATTTGAATACATCGAGTGTAGGAGGTTTTTTATAATCTAAATGATATTGTAGTATCTCAGAAATAATCCATTTGTTAGCATCGTTCTCAAAGAACTTAGCAGTAGTTATTTCACTAATCGTATCTAAGAATTTCCCATCTGTAAGTAGAGCCGAAACTACTTTTGATTGGAACGATTGGCCATATTTTGATAATGTATCTATTTGTTCTTGCATTGACTCTTTTTAAAACTTATACAAATATACGAAATTTATTTTTAATATCCAAATTATTTTATGATTAAATTTCCAAAAGTGGTTTTTAACCAATCATTGATATCTCCAAAGTTTCCGATAACTTTGTATTTTAACAGAATTTTCATGAAATTCATTTTATTTAAGGGTTCGATAGGTTCGTTAAATCTATCTAAAGTTTTCATTTTTATATTACCACTAATATCAACATCATCAAGTTGCATTAGTTCCCTATTTAGTAATATTTGTCTTTTTGATTTAAGTATATCTTTGTAAATCTTTATTTTACCTTTTGTTTCAGTTTCCTTTTCTTCACATAATTTTAGTAAATCATCTACTGATAATTTAACATCTTCTGTAATTTCAGGAAATCTTTTTACTACGGTCTTAATACCACATCCATATACTCCAGGAATATTATCTGATTTATCCCCATCCAATACTCTATATAGTAAAAGGTTTTTGGATTCAATTCCATACTCTTCCTTTACCATTGTTTTATTGTACATTTTCTTTTTGGTGGGTGACCAGACGATGGTTGTATCATCAACCAATTGAAGGAAATCCTTATCAGTTGACATAATCACCGCCTGTTCATCTTCCTTGAGAAGTTTGGTGGATATATAAGCCATGATATCATCGGCTTCAACACCATCATATATCATAGTTGTAAGAGGTAATCCATCTAACATTTCATTTAACCAAACGAATTGTCTTTTCATGGATTCTCTTTCATCCTCATCATTCATCATACCTGCATAGGCACGATTTACTCTGAGTTTGTTAGAATCTCTTTGAGCTTTATATCCACTAAATTTCTTCTTTCTTTGGGTAGAACCACCCTTACCATCGAACACTACAACAACACGAGTCGGTTGAGTTTGTCTAATTGCATATCCAATTGATTTGAGAACACCAGTTACACCACCAACATGGTCACCATCTTCATTCATTGTAGGAATGGATGACCAACATCTGATAAATGTATTTAATCCATCAATAATTAATACACGAGAATTCTTGTGTCTATTGATATTTTGTTCTCTATCGGTTTCAACCGAATCTAAAATGTTTTTGTATAGTTCTTTCATTATAAAACTTCTTTAGTATTAAAGTATTTTTCAAGTGCTCCTAATCTATCATCTGCATCTACTAACATAACGAGAGCTTCCTCTGCGTTTTTGTAGAAATCTTCAGTAGAGTGGTCACCGATTCCAACTGCTTTATTACCAAGAAGTTCTAAAGAAAGTAGAGCTTTGGCCTTATCAGCCTCAGCACTACTTTTCAACATCGTAAATAATTTTTTGTCCATAACTATTCATTTACACCAGCACCACGAGTATCTATTTCCATATTATCGATATCTAAAGTATCAGATTTATATTGTAAGATTGTTTCTTCACATATCTTTTTGTAAATCTGTTCTCTAAGTTCAGTATTCTCATCCATCAAAGGAATAAAATCTTTTGATTGGAATTTAAATTCTTCACCTGTTTCAGTATCAACATATGAATACCATGCACCAGCTTGTTTTACTAATTTGTTTTCTTTCATAACTCCGAGCCATGACCCGTAGTTATCAATCCCTCTGTCAAAGTAGATTTCAAAATCAGCCGCTCTTAGAGGTGGGCCCATTCTGTTTTTTACAACTTGACAACGTACTTTCATACCAACTGTTTTGTCCTTACCATTTACCTTCATCTTGATTTGTCCCATATTCTTTAACCTCAATCTTACAGATGCGTGAAAAGCAAGAGCTTTACCACCACTTGTAGTCCAAGGGTCTCCGAACATAGCATTCATCTTTTGTCTAAGTTGGTTAGTGAATACCAATGAGATTTTCTGTCTACCAATCATATTGGTAATCTTTCTCATCGCCTTCGAGATAATAATAGCTTTATCAGTAGCGTATCCATCTTTCTTGTAATCTGCCGCTAATTCATTAGTTGTAGAAGCAGCCGCAACTGAATCTACTACTATTGTTACTATTTTATCTTTGGAAGTTTCTCTAACTTTCTCAATGATAGTTTCTGTGAAATCAAAGATTTGTTCAACCGAATCAGCCGTTACATAAAGAAGTTTAGAAACGTCAACACCGATTGCTTCTAAAAATTCTCTACTTACTGCAGTTTCTGTATCAATAAGAACAGCAACACCACCTTGTTTCTGTGTTTCCGCAAGGAGGTGTGCTGATACTAATGATTTTCCTGATTGTTCTAATCCTGTGATTTCAGTTATTCTACCAACGGGTAAACCACCATAAGGACGATTTGAAACAGCCACATCCAACATTGCACATCCTGTCGATATCCAACCATCTACGTTTGTAGGTGCTTCATCATCGTTAAGAAAAAATGCTACTTTGGAATCTTTCGATTGTTTGTTAAGTTCACCCGCTAGAATATCAGCCAGGTCGAGCTCTTTTACTGCCTTCTTTTTCGCCATTTAGTTTGGTTTAGTTGTTAAATAAATCATCAAAAGCAGCCGCTACATCATCAGTTTTCTTCGATGAAGATTCTGTTGTAGTAGTTGGTGCAGATTCTACTGGTTTAGAAGCTGGAGTATTTTGTGATAAGGTAGCCTGAGATTCAGTTTCTTTCTCACCTTCTCCACTTGGGTTTAACCAACCTTCTAATACTGATTTTAATTCATCATAAGATAATTCAGAATATAAATCTGTAATTTCAGTTTGTGATTCTAAAAATTGAGTTACTTTATCAGTATCTTCACTCACTGGTGTAGTTGATGGTTTAACTCTAATAGTAGTAGTTGGATAAGTAGTACCAGCTTCTTCTGCTGATTTGTACTCGATTGTTAAATCTCTACCACTTGTTGGGTCGGTGATATCACCATAATCAGGGTCAGCAATATATCCAAGAATTTCTTGATATACAGTTTTACCAAATCCCCAAAATCTTACTCCTTCACCTTCTTCACCTCTAACAATAACGGGTACGAAAGTTCTCAACTTAGGCTCCATAGCCTTCGCAGCCTTCCAATCATCTTTATCACCCATTCTCTTTAGTTTATCTGCAAACTCTACAATAGGGTCTGGTCTACCAAATGATTGTGGTGAAAGATACGTTTTGTTATTAATGTTGTAGTGAAAGTACAATTCGATGAAAGGGTTATCTTTATCAAATTGATAAGGAACGATTCTTACTTGATGTTTACCTGGAGTAGGTTTCCAAAGTGCATCAGTTTTACGTTGTGTGTTTTGCAGTTTGTTCAGTCTGCTTCTGATTGCGTTAATGTCTAAAGCCATGATTTTTACCTTTTAGTTTTAATTAATTTATTTTTTAAGTTTAAAGTTTTGAGTGCCAAACTTATTAACACTCGGTGTATATATAAATATAAAGAAACCACAAAAAACACCGAATTTTCGTGATTACTTATTAACAATTATTTAGCCCATTTATCTCTTTGAACGATTTGTGAAATGATACCATAAACTGATAAATCTTCATAGGTATCTTGAATATTTTCACCAACCTCATCTGGTTGGCCTTTGACTACTAATTGTAGTAATCTTTGTATTTTATCATTCTTTCTAAACCACAATCCAGTCAATGCAACATTCTTATCTTCTGTTGTTTCCAAAGGTGAACCTACTGATATATTACCAGGTCCATAGTTCCTTTGTTTTTTACAAAAAGTTTCGTACATCTCATCGAGGATTTTTTTAAACTCTGCGGTGGTTTCAGGATATAACCTTTCACAGTATTCTTTTGCTGTTTCTTCCATATTTAAATTTTATTTATACAAATATACGAATTTATTTTTACAATTCCAAACAAATTCGTATTTTTTTTATTATTAAGCTTGAGATAGTTCCTCAATATCAATTTCTTTCATTAACAAATCATATGATAACTCGGTTGGGTTATGGAATATAACCTCGTGGTCAATATATTCAAACTTCTCCAAATCATTGGATTGTTTTTCTACTATCTTAGATAGTTTACCCTTCATATCATCAGTCCATATTGCTACATCTGATGATACTTCCATTGTGAACTTATGTCCACCTTTTGGTTTCCAATGAGTTGTTCCCTCATGAAATCCATAATTTTCGTAATACTGAGTATCAATTATAATTTTTGCCATAATTCAAATTTTAAATTTTAATAAAAAAACGCATTCCACATAATTGAAATGGGTAGTTTGTGAACACCTCTTCGTGTTTCAATATGTTTGTTTGATTCGTATCGTCCTCGTTCATCCATATAAGTACAATAACCTTTTTCAGGATAAACACCAATTAATTTTGAACAAAGGGTTGGAGCGAAATTATTAGAAAACTTCTGTCCAATAACTTCTTTTAATTCGTTTACTTGAGTTTCTGTAAAATACATATTTTAAGGTTTAAATAAATAATTTGTAATCTTTTTCGTAACTAATCGCTTCAATCTCATATGGATGAGTTACATAATCATATCCCATATTGTAATATCTTTTGAACCAAGATGGTGATTGTAAGTAGTGGATGTATTCGTGAATCAAAGTTTGAATAACCATTTTCTTACTTTTCATCTGTGGATAGTAAATACTAATTTCATTCATCATTGAACAATACTCAGCGTGACACTTATCTTCTTCACCTTCAGCACCTTCCTCACCACTATACTTTTCATAAATGTTTTTATGAAGTTCTACATAAGGAGTACATTCTTGGAATTTTGAGAACCCATAATGTTTCTCAATCTTTGGGAAGATTTCTTTAACTATTTTTTTAACTGTTGATTCTTTCATAACTCTCAATCTTACACTACTAATATACGAAAAATATTTGAGACTACCAAATTTTTTAACACTTTTTTTTAATCAACTTGATTATGTGCATAATATTTACTTGAATCTGTGATATTATAATTGTATAAAGTTCCACAATCATCATCATCCATGGTATTTTCGGTAATATTACACCAATCTGGTAGTATTTTTTTCAATCCGTCTAAATCTACTTTTTGCCAGTATCCAAATCTAAGTGTTATTCCTGTACACACAGAATACACTCTACCTTTAGTGAAGTAATCATCATTTCCGATTTGGAAATCATCAGAACCATACCACTTTTTAATTTGTTTAAATATTTTATATCCTATTCTCATGTCTTATATTTTAAATTCCACATTCCATTCTATGAACATACTCATGGTGGAGATATTCAGTATAAACTTGTAGGTTTAAGTAATCGCCTTGTTTACTATAATCCCCAATGTAACTAAAATCCAAACTATCGAAGTTAGAATCGTTACTAACTAACCAAGAATATTGTTTCTTGGTTAAATATGTTAAATCATTTAATTTTTTTACTAAATCTGCTACTGTCATATCTTATATATTTTATATTTTAAAATTGTCCATCATCTTCAAATGATACCAATTCTGGTTCAGAATACTTGTATGTTACTGATAAAGTTGGGTTAAATATTGTTTGATATCCACTTTGATTATAAACACTATTAGTAAAGTTACTAATAACTGTATCTATAAAATCTTTTAGAAGATAAGTTCCATCAGAAGAACCGAAGCCATCTCCCTCATCCCAATCATTAGTCCATTCTTCAGCTATCTGTACTGAAATATCAACCAATTCAGAGAATTGAATTTGTTCATCGTTAATCATTTGTTTGAAAGAATCGATACCAAGAGCCTTGGTTACGATAGTGGAAGGGTTTACTAAGTAATTCATTCGTTTAACTTTTAAGTGTTATTAATTATTTACATAGTAAATATACGAAAAAAAAACGAGAAATCCAAGCAAAAAGTGAATTATTTTTTGTTAAATTCTATTACCTCGAAGATTCTTGTAGAAATCTTTTTTGTTCCTTCTACATTGGTAACGATGATTGAGTTTTGGAATTTATCCCAATCGATAGAGAATTTTTTATCTAATACACCATTGTTTTCTTCTTTAACTAATTCGTTTAGTGCATTGATGGTATAAAGAGTATTAGATTGTTTCTTTCTATGAACTAATATAGTATCAGAAAGAGGTCTTTCTGGTCTAAATGTTGTATCTATATTATAGGTAACAAAAAGCTCTTCCAAATTACCCTTATTCTGTAAAACATAGATATAGTTATAAACTATATGATACGTTTCTCGAATTTGTTGCAAGGTATTCTGAAGTTCAACTTTAGTAGTAAAAGTACAAAGTAACTGTGTTTGCATAAATTTCCTATCTCAATTATAATTGGTCACCTATAAATATAATCGAATTTTACGAAAATGTTAAAATATTAACTAAATGTAATGTACCTCGAATTAGAGTTATGTATGGGGGTTCTAGCAAGTGTATTTCTTAGAATACTCTTCTTTTTCAGGAAAATCTCTACCCTCAGCAACGTTGGCACAATATAGTTTTTCTTTCATAGAAGGATGTAGATTCATTTCTAAATTAACTGCTGGTTCATAACCCAAACCTCTTTGTCTTGGTGCAACAGTTGAGAGAGGAATCTTTTCTCCACTTGCCTCTACTTCAAATACCAATTGATAATCACCCTTTTCATCTGGTCCATCTATTGTTAGATTTTCTTCTATTTCATCATAATTGGTTGTACCAAATATTCTTTCAAGAACTTTAGGGTCTGCATTAACACCTCCAAGAGACATCTTCTCTTCTCCTTCAAGTAATGATTTAAGTGGAAACTTTTCTCTTACTGTATTCATCATACCACTTTTGTATGGTTCGTTTACCATATTTTCAACAAATGCTTTATTAAAATCTTTTCCTATTTTTAGATGTTTTTCAAGTGCCTTTTCTGATTCTTCATCACCTAAAAATTTACCAGTTCTCATCATCATTGTAGAAAACTTATCTAAGTACATTGAAGTGGTTTTTTGTTTTTTAAATCCAGCTTCAATCATTTTATCTCTTAATTCATCTCGGTTGATTGGATGTGTTAATCCTTTTAAAACTTTAACAAATGCAGCAGTATATTTTTTATCTTGATTTAGTGCTTTTGATAATTTAGCAATACCTTCTGGTGAATCATCTATACTATTCATTAAGGTAAGTTGTTGTAAAGAAACATTATTATAGAATTCAACATTACTACTTCTCATTTTTTCGTTAAATACTTTTGGAGAAGCTGCATCAGGTACTCTATTCATACCTTCTTCTTTTAATTCTTGTTCTCTTTTCTTTAACTTTTCATCTTCTTTTTTACCTTCACCTTTTGTATTTTCTTTATTAGCTTTTAGTTCAGCTCTTCTTTGTTGTATCTGCTCTAACTCTTTAGATTCTTCTTCACTCAAAGCCCATGTACCAACTGCACTTACTGATGGTTGTGATAGGAATATATCCAAATCTTTTTTAAGTGATACTTCATCTAATTTAGATTCACCTGTTTCTTTGTTTTTTACTCTAAGGTACATATCAGTAGAGAATCCTTTGTTTTGAGAATAACTTTCCATTCCCATTGCTTCTACCTCATCACCTAAATCCCATGCACCATTTTCTATTTCCCAATTTCCTTTTCCAAATTCGGCATCATATCTTTGTCTAATACCTGCTCTTACCGCTTTAGAAGAGTTTACCCAACCTGCATCTAAAATAGGTTCTTGTCCTTTTTTATATCTTGGTGGTTTATAAGATGAACCATCTGCCTTTTTTTGTTCTAACTTTTCATTGTGAGATTCAATGATAGATACAACTTGTTCAAATTGTTCATCATCTAATGTAGAGAATACCATAGACATTACTTCACCAGCTTGAGCTTGTATCTTACCTGCACCAGAACCACCAATCATTGAAGTCATAGGAGGTGTTGTACTATTTACTAATCGAGCATTTACTAATCTCTCCATTAGTTTAACATATTTTTTTGGTACTTTTGATGGTGAACCAAAAACATCTTCTGATAATTTTACTGGTGTATCAGAGTTGGATTCTGGTTTATTTTTTTCATACTCTTCATCAGTTATATCAATTTCTTTTTCATAAAACTCTCTATTAACTTCACCAAGAGATTTATTTTTTTCTCTTTTTAGAACATTTGGTTGAGATTGTGGAGTTGATTTCTTTTCTTCAGGATTACTATCTTCTTTTTCTTTTTGGATTTTATCTACAATTTCTTTTTCTTTTTTTCTTTGTGCTTTTTGAGATGGAGTATTAAAAGTTTTCTTTATAGAATCTTGTTTTTCCTTTTCTTCTTCTGGTGAACTTCCATCACCACTTGAGTTTTGTTCCGAATCTTTAGCAGCTTCTTCTCCCTCTTCTCCTTGCTTTTCCTTTTCTTTATCGTATTCAGAATCAGATACTGCTTTTAGTTTTCCGCTATCATCTTTGGTGTATTTCTGAGCACCATCTTTACCTTTATCAGAAGCCTTTACATAAAAACCTTTACCAATATGAGCATAATCTTTATCCTCACCTTCAGTATCATCTTCATTAGTTAGAAATTCAAAGATAGTTTCTTTTACATCATACTCACCCCATTCTGAAAGAATCTCAGACATGATTGATTGATGTTCCTTGTTATGTACATTGGGAATCCCTACTCTGTATGAGAGTTCTCTTACTAACTTATCTATGATTTCTTTATAATCCATACTATACTATAAATATTAAGGTGCAGAATTCTTATATGTATGGTCACTTGGTAGAGAACTTGTTAATCCCCATTTGTGTGCAAGATAACCTTCTGCTTTTATTAAATGTGTTAAATCAGTACCACTTGTACCAGGTATATTTGCTACTGCAAAGAATTCACCTAATTTACCATCCAATTCTTGAGATGACCTGTTTCTCATCAACCTTAATTGTTGGTTTGTTTGTAATGAGTTATCATAATCATTTACAGGTGTGAATGCGTTTGTACCATCTACTCTAACACCGATTTGGTTTCCACTCTTATTAAACCAACAAGCAACGATGTGATATTGATTTCTTGTTAAACTTTTATCATCCCATAATTCTACATTACCAATTGTAGAACTAATTCTGTTAGAAAATAAACCATCCAAATCTAATTCACCTGGCCAAGAGTTTGATGAGTTACCACTACTGATTGCATAATCTCTTTTTGGTGATTGATTTGTTTCATAACTCCAAAGTGTATCTTGAGTACTATTTGTTCCTTCGAATCTAAACACACCGATTGCCCAATGGTTACCATTTGATACTTGTGCTTCATTTGTACTACTTTGTAGATAATCTCCATTACCATCAAAATCGAATACATTCAATCCGTTCTGAGTTGATGAGTTAGTTACTACATTACTACCAATATCTATTGTATAAGTTCCTGATTTATCAGTTACAGAAGTTAGGCCTGTTCCACTTCTTGTGTAAGTTGAAGAATCTGATGCATCAATCCAAGCAACAGTTGTTATATCTGTATTTGGTGACCAAGGAGTTGAGGCACTACCTGTTGGCCAGATGTGTTCGTTATTATAATAAACACCATCCACCGAAACATTATTGAAATAAATGCCTTGTGCGGTATTAATCCTTCTATCCATTGTTATCCTTGTATGATATATAAAGTACCACTAACTGGTGTAATTGCTTCATAAGATGCGGTTGTCATCACTTGTATCGTATCTACTGTTGATGAACTCACATATCCTAAACTTGCTATTTGAGTTGAACCACTAATAATATTACTACCATCTGTGATTTGAGTTGAACCACTTATGATTCCATCACCATCTGTGTTTAAATATTTTGAATCAAAAGTTGTTGTGGTAGCTACAGAATCAACTACCCATGTTGTTCCATTATAACGATATACCGTACCATTACTTGCGGTGTGAGTATCTCCACTTGATGCTCCATCAGGAAAATTGAAAGCCATAATTAAATCTCCTTTACTATATAAGTATTAAAGTAAACTCTTCTTACGAGCTTTACCTTGAGTTTCTACTTCACATTCTACTTCGTATTCATTCCAAGGTTTTGTCGGTTTTTGATTAGGGAATACAAATTTTCTACAAGTACCATCATCATCAAAGTAAATTGTTTTTACCATTGTAGTTGGAATATGTCCACCTGTTGGTAAAACTTCATGTCCTTCTTCAAAGATGTTTTCGATTGTAATTGTTAAATTTTGTTCATCATCCCAAACCCTTTCTTCTTGTTCTAACAATCTCCAAGCACCTCTATTCAAATCTTGTTGTTGTAAAGTACAATTTAAATAAGAAAATGTCGTATAAAGATTATTATAAGAATCGGAATATGTAGCGGCGGGTGCAAGATGTCCTTTATCCCATGGATTAGAGTAATAATCATGCTTATCTGATGTATGTACTCCATTTTCTTTATGAAAATCCATATTTCCTCTATCTACGTTTTTTGGTCTATTTGTTGAGGTATAAGTAAGTTTTACTGGTTGTTCCAATACTTCACTATACCACACCTTAAATACTTCGTTCTCAATTATAACTTCTTCTCTTAGTTCTTGAGCAACGATTTCTTCTGGACTACACCCAACTAAGAGGAATGTAAAGAAGATTAATTTTAATAATTTCATATTTTTTATTAAAGTTTTAGTTCAATATATAAATATTAAACTTTTGAGTAATCACTACCCCAATCCGCTTTGACGGGAAATCCATAACTTTCGAGAACGGATTTAACTAATTTAATAGTTTCAACCTCAGAATCATCGAATTCAAATAAGAATGAATCATAAGTGTATAATATAGGAAGAGGAAGTTGTAACTTCTTTAGTTTACTCAGTACCTCAATGTTAAACTCGGTTTCCGTCGCTTGGAGAATATAATTAAAGAACTTTTGTGCGTTAGGTTTTTCAATCCAACCTAAAGGTATTTTTCTACCTTTGGGAGTTTGTAAATAACCATTTTTCACTGCTTCGTTTTGCATCTTGGAAATAAACCTATCTACTTTATCAAAGAATGGTATCTTTCTATCTTCATCGGATACACCTCCATATAAGATTCTAAACGTTCTTCCTTTGGATTCCCCATAATCACAACCATATTGGTCTGCTAACCATTGGTGAACCGAAGTATCGGGTAGTTTGTATTTAATCAACTTACCAATAATCCTAACATGATATGCATCGTAATCGAATTGTAAAAAGAGTTTTCCTTTTTTTGGAATGAATACTCCCCTACTACCATCGGATTTGTTTAATGCACCATAATTGATACCTAAATGTCTATTGGAAGGTCTTGATGTAATCGTGTATGGATTGTATTCGGTGAATGTATGTGAAAACCATAAAGATTTACGATTATCTGGCCATCTATCAAAAAATTTTTCCCTATCGACTTGTATCCCTTTTCTCTCGATATCTGAAAGGATAGGAATCATCGTTTCATCCACCCAATTGTTTGTATGGGTTATATCCCACTCATCTGCAATACCTCGTAGTACCTCACCCCACTTCATTATAGGGATTGATTTACCCAAACCATCTCTTATACCCATTCGGATATAAAAACTCGTTAGAACCTCTAATTTATCACCGAAAGGGTATATTTTAAAGTTTTCAAAGAATAAAGAAGTTTGCACATCTTTTAGATTATTTACCTTAATATCGGTTTGTAAGAAACCTTTTTTGTTCCAAATCCACTTTTCTTGATTCGAGGTTGATAAATCTATTTCTAACTTTTCACAATCATTATGGTTGAATGGAAGTATAAAATCAAGATTTCGGAATTGGACATACAAAAATGACAACCCATTAGTCATAGGATGTCTTTCCAAATCTTCCCAAATAGGAATAATCTTAGATTCTTCGTTATTCCAATATTCGAGAAATTGGTCTTTCTCTTTATTAGTTTCTACTATAATCATTCTACTTCATCAAAATTTACATTGTTATCCAACATAAATTGCTTGAGTTGTTCTCTACACTTTACATAAGTATCGTACTTCTCTTGACTGTACTCTTCATCAGACATATACTTGTATTGTTTTCTGAGCCATTGGTCCATCTTCCAACAAACATGCCACCAATCCGAACCTTTGATTGCAAGGTTGAAATCTGATTTATCTTCTGGTAAATTAAATTCTAATATTGCTTTCATATCAATCCCACCAATTTTGTATATTATGTTCTATAAAATCCCATAAAAGTTTATGGGCTCTCTTTTGTTTATCTTGTGAAAGTAACATCATTTCATGTCTTAATTCATCTATTTCTTTTTGATGTTTATCATCTACTGCTTTTTCATTCCAATGTACCAATTTATAATAAGGGTCTCCATTTCCATCTTTCTCTTCTAGCTCAACAAACTCATATTTTGTTTTCCCATAAGCAAATTCAATATGATTAATATACTCTGTTCCATACTCTTCGTCATATACCTTTTGCATTAAATCTACTGCGGTTTTGATTCTTGATGCAGTATTATGATTACCAACATGATTACCATTTTCTCTGATACTTTTTTCAGTTCGTTTCAGTTGGTGTTGAAACAAATCTATCGAATAACGATGGTCCCAATCATATCCTTTCCATATTAGGGGAAGGAATGAAAGGGTTCGTTCTATTTGTCTATATTTCCTTTTGAACCAATATCTCATACCCATCTTCATTTGTTTTAAATTCTTTAATGGTTTTACCCATAAACTCCATTCCTTCAGCAAGATATGGTCCACCACTTGGGTCTACCATATTAATTACATCAGTTTTAGAAGTAACTAAAGGAAGAAGGTCAGCAAATACATACTCCCCCTTTTCATCATCGTAATTATGAACTTCATTTTTAAAATCTTCGAAAGAAAGTCCACCATAATCTTCTTGGAACTTTTCCCAAGCTTTGGTGTAATCGTTTGGCATTCCAAATCGATGGTATTCAAAATTACCACTCCATTGAATATTACCATTTTCTAATTCGGTGAAGGTAAATACATCACCATATCTATTCTTGTACTCCATTATTGTATTCTAATAAGATTAGTTCCGCTGTTTCTTCATCTACATAACCACTTCCATCCATATCAACGATATGTCCTACATAATACATACCATCTTCTTCTGTTAAATCTGATTTAGTTAGTGTAGGATTGAATCCTAAAAGAAATAGTTCTCTGTTGCTTAATTTTGACATTAGTTTTTCCATTAGTTTAAATTTTATATTACAAATATACGAATTTTATTTTTAAAATCCAAATTATTCTTCAAACATTTCATATAATTGACTAATTGTATTAATCCAATCTGGTGAAAAATTTGATAAAGAACTTAAATCACCCAACTTCACTTCAGTAACAGCTACATTACTTTCTAATACCTCTAACAACCCATTTACAAGTGTAGGATACTCTTGAATATCAGATAAAAGTTTATCTTTAATTTCTGGTTTTAATCGTTGAAATAAATTTTTCATATTGCTAAGTGATTTAATTTTTCATGTAATCGTTTCATGTGTTTACAAGGTGAATGTGGTCTGAATTCTCTTGCCTTACATTCACAATCATCTATTCGGTAATCTGTTACTCGTACATTATAATACGATAACTTACCTGTCTTTTTATTACGAGAACCCATTTCTCGATAGTACCAACTACTTGTCATAACCAACAAATTTCAGTTTAACATCATCAACTAATCCGTTTGATACTGCCAATGGATATTCTTCATTTAACCAATAGTTTTGAACATTATCAACTTCGTTCAAACAATCTTCTTTTAATTCTTCGATATCATAACTATCACCATATTTGATACCACCACAAAGAACCATTAGTTCATTAAGTTTATCAAAATCGTTTTGAAAATTAACAATTGATTTAATAATTTCCAATTTCATTAATTGAGAAACCATATCGTTGTGGTCATACATTTCTTTTGACCAAGGTTTTGTAATTTCTATTCCGTAATTCATATCTTATTTGTTTAAAGTTAACATTGATAATGGAACATTATATTCACTAACTCTACCATAAGAAGTGTTGTTTAGAACTTCAATAACAGCTTTAGTTCTGTTAATTTTCTTAACTCTACATTGTTTACCATTCAACTTAGGATGGTTAACATTAACATTAGCTCCGATATAAAGTTCGTTCTTTACATCCCAAGCCAATTCACTTTTTTTGATTTTGATTACTTCAACTACTTTAGAGTTCAACTCTCTTAGTTCTTCAAGGGAAAGGTTTTTTAATTCTGAATAATTCATGTTTTAAGTTTTAAGTGTTATTAATTATTTACATAGTAAATATACGAAAAATAAATGAGAAATCCAAGCAAAAGTGGATTTTTTTTTCAATTATTTTAACCACAAGTTATAAACATAATCGTAACTTGTTTTTAGTTGTTTTGCTAATTCTGAGAATAATCTCTCTCTTACTAAACTATCAGCAACACCGATGTAATCATAAACATCCATACCACCAAATAGTTGAGTAACCAATCCAGCGAAGGTTGCTTTATCATCAAGTTCAATTCCCAACTCATCAGTTGGGTACGTTTCTAAGTAAAATTGTTTAATTGTCATATCTTTTAAGTTTTAATCATTTACATAGTAAATGTACGAAAAAAATACGAGAAATCCAAGCAAAAAGTGAATTATTTTTTAAATTTTTTCAAAATAACCACCAACATCAAATGAAATATTAGTGTTTATAGAACCTTTAGTAGAAGGTACGAATTCGGATGGTTTAGCTATTCTAAAATCAACAGAAACTCTACTATCATGTTCTTCATTAGTTTTATTACCATGTAGTAAGTTTGCTCCTTTGAATACTAAAACCTCACCATATGAGATATTATAGGGTTTAAAATCTTCTTTACCCTCTTCTGATTCAATCCATATAGTATTTGTTTCATATGAATCGGTAAATGGTAGTAGTATATTTATTTCTGATTGTCCATGATTGTAATCCCTATCTCTATGCCACTCACCAACAGCTTGATTACCTTTTAAATGAACTCTGAAAGTTGGAATCTTTTGGAATATAATTTCATCTAATTCAAATTCATACTTAATGAACTTATCTATAAAATTATAATATGTTTGTTTAAACCTTTCATCAAAGTTACTATAATATAGTTTATGCCATGTAGTAGATTGGTCTTTTTCTCTTGTAAGTGTTTTATATTCTTCTACTTCATGTAGATTTTCAAGTGTGTTTGTTTTTAATGTTTCCTTTACAATTTCTCTGAATGGATATAAGGATGTATCATATCTTAATTTATATGTTTTCATATATTCCAATATTTTGATTGAATAGAATAGATATCAATAGGTGTTCTTTTCATATGTCCACCTTTTTTGAATTCAGCACCTTTTAAAGAATATCCAGCTAAAAAACTTCTTCTGAATCTGTTTGAATTATTTGGTTCTGAACCAAGTACTGTATGTGAATGTAGAAGAACCATATCACCCTTTCTTGTATTACCTTGTATTTTTTTAAAATCATGTCCTTCAGGCATTACACATGGTTTACCTCTTTCATTCCTCCAATTCTTTGGATTGGTTTTTACTCTCTCTTCATCAACTTCAATTGGTAATATTCCCAACCTATGAGTACCTTCATAATTCCAAACAGCACCATTTTCTTCATCATGGTTATCTAAAGCTATAGTAATGTTTAAGTATTCATTATGTTTACATCCTGTGTAAAATGAATTTTGATGCATATCTCTACCTAATTGTCCTGGTGGTTTGAAGTAACACCAAGTTTGTGTTCCATCAATTTTACCATTAAGTAAAAATTCTGTTGCTTCTATTATCTTTGGATGTGTAAATATTTTTTGAAACTTTTCAGATAATTTATGTGGATACATAAATGGGTCATAATCACCCCATTCTTCACCACCATCTTTAGTAGTTTTTTGTCTTTCTTTTCGAAGTATCTCTAATTCATTATTTAATTCATCACACTCATCTTCAGTAAGTAAGGGCAATGTGGAGAATCCTCTATATCTCCAATCGAAAAGTAATTGTTGTTTTTCTTCTTCAGTAAGATATATCATATAACCTAATTTAGTTTGTATATGTATATATATTTAATTTTTGTAAAATTGTAATAAATTTGGTAAATATAATTTTAAGTTTGGCATTAGATGACCAACCAATTTAATAGCAGCAGAATTAGATTGTTGTACTGTTTTTTCATTTACAATAGTATTAGTACTATCTAAAGAATTTATATCCTTAGGCCCTCTTATTCTCCATTTTACATCAACAACAACATATAATGGGTTATTTATAAATTGACCTTTTGCTCTACTTGATAACTCATATATAGGAGAACCTTTATCATTTGTTTTTTGTAAAAAATATCTTCGTATAAATCCCCTATTATAATCTTTATCAGTTGGTTTAGGAATAAACGCTTTAATATTTTTTTCTATAATAGGTGTTCGGATTATTTTATTATATCTATCTTTATTTTCCATTATTGCTCATCTCCTATTAATCTAAAATCACAAGTAATATCTGTTTGCCATACCATACCACTCATACTATGTCCTACTGATATTATTTGGTAAAAACTTGGTGGCCCATATTTAAAAGGAATACCTTCAAACTGAATCATATCTCCAACTTTAAATCCACTTAAACCTTGTACACTAAATCTAACTTTGGCAAGACCAGGTATTGGATTAACTCTATTTGTATATTCTTTTTCAACTTCTCCCTTAATATTAGAATGTAATCCTTTATCAATTAACTCTACTTGTTTTAAAGCAGCTTTATCATCCCATGTACCAACACATAATAAAGATTCAATAGTACCATTATCTCTGGAAGATTTTGTTGGGTCTGTTACAGCTTCTATAATATCTATCTTACCTTTTCTATCTTGAACTCGTGAAAATACACCTGCTTTATTAGCAAATAAATCAAATGCTCTTGCATTAGCTGGTGGTTCTTCTTCCTCTTGGTTTTCAGTAGTTTCTGGTTGCTCTCCTTGAGCTGCCATTTTATTTAATTTTGTTCCAACTTGGTCCTCAAATACTCCTGGGTCTGAATAAACTCCACCAAATAACATAAAAGGTGTATCACCACTACCATCTACCTGATTAGCAGACATTTTCTTTATCATAACACTACTCTGCATAGCACCAGGTACACTCATATTCCAATCTATTGATAAAAATGGAGAACGAGAACCTCTTGCTTCAAAAGTTGCAATTTCATCTACTGTTTGTTTTTCAATATGTCCTGAAAATGTTCTATCTTCATATGTTAATATAGTAGGTCCTTTTTCATCTCCCTGCTCTGCTCCTTCTCTTAATTGAAAATCCCATATAGAATTACAAGCACCACTCATACCATTTAACATTTCAACCATCACATCTTTAGAGTTCATATTGGATTTAGCCATACATTGTTTAAAAAATTCATAGTTAATATATAAATCCTTTAACCAACCCCAAAACCCTGCCTTTTCTTTTGTAGGTTCTACTGTATCATCACAATCGTATTTTAATACATCACCATCTAAATCATATGTACATGGAAATGCAAAAGGTACTGGTCTTGATTGTCCTGTTGCAGGGTCATCTGCAGAACCATTTAACGCCGCAATTTCATCACCTTCTGGTGCAGATTCTACAATTGGATGTAAGTTTGCTTGAAATTCTTTATTACCCAACTCTTCAAAGTTGATAAACTTTATAGGTTCTTCACTTTCAGAATCTACTAAAGCCTGTCTTAGTCCAAAATTAGGAGCTTGTGTATTCGGTATATATAATACAGATTTATCAGTACTCCACATATGTGGGAAAGCTTTAATTACAGTTTTTGAAATATCAATAGTTAAATTTTGACTTTTAACACCATCACAACCAGTTTCTTTTCTTTCCAAATCCATTGCATATGAGTTGAATAAAGCCACTGCCAATTCAAATCTGATAAATCGTTCTTTATCAAACAATGGAGTATCGTTTGGTATAGATAATGATTCACCACTTCTATTTCGTATAGTTGTACCTTTGGTTAATGATTTCAATAAGTGGTCTCTTACTTCTTCATCAAAATTAACAAAATTACCTTCATACGCCCAATTTCTTCCTTGTGAATCCTTCTTTGTTGCCCAACTTCGAGTATTTGCTGTTTTTTTGGTATTAGGTAACCCATTAAACATCTGTTTGTACAAAGCAACTCCTGGTGTACTCTTACCAATTTTTTCAGGTTCAAATGATGGTGCACCATTGTTTACTGTATTTTCTGTACTATTACCTCCAGTATGTACTTGCATATATTCTGCAACTTGTCCTACACCTGATAGTTGTACTTCTACTTCATAAGTTTCACCTGCTCCAAATTTAACACTTCCACCAGAAACAATTCCTAATGTTGCATCATATTGGTAGTTTGAATCTTTCCTTTTTTCTTTCAGATATGTCCAATTATTATATTGTACCATATCACATGGTGTAATTGCTCCACCTGCACCTACTTTTTGTTCAACAGAATCAGCAACATTCCAACCCCACTCAAGTAAAACATGAAATCCTGGTTCTAAGAAATATTTTGCAATTTCATCTGTTTGTTCTTTTGTAAAACATTTTATTACAAATTTTGATATTTTTAAAGCTCCTTGTTGTCTTTCTTCTATACTAAGTGATTCAATAACAGGAGAAGGTCTTAACCCTCTTCCTTCCTCAATTTTAATTGGAGTAGTCATATCTAATGCATACCCAAGTATACCTGGTTGTGTTAGATTACCATATGTATTTTCAAAAGCAGTACTTTTATCATAATTCTTTCTATGGAAACTTTCCATTACCAAACCACCAGGACTATCTCCTTCAACATCTTTTCCTGCAGAAATTACTCGTATCCATGTAGAAAGTCCACCAACACCACCTTGAGATAGGGGTTTGTTTGTGTTTTCAGCTCGAGATTCTAAAATCTCTCTGAGTTCTTTGTATAAATTTGAATACTTTGGAAAAAACATACATTATAATTTTCTAAAATCGTTTATAATTTTTTGATAGTTTTGTGGTATTCTCAACTGAGTACCATCTGGTAATGCAAAAGTAGCATCATGGATGTTATTAGCTGTAGCAATTATCCACCAATAAGCAGAATCATTATAAAACTCATTTGCAAGAGTATCTAATCTATCATCTGTTTGTGTAACTATATATATGTCATTATCAGATTTAGGTATATCAGGATACACCCTTGACCTAAAAACAGTTCTACCATCTTTAAGTTTTTGTTTCTTATTATTTTGATATCTACTTGTTGCCATTTTATATTAAAAAGTTTGTGGAGAACCTCCATAGTTATAAAGTTCGGTTTCAATACCTGGTGTTTCTACCAACTTAATTGTCATAGATACATCAATAAACTTTGGTAATTTCAATCCATCAACATCTATTTCCCAATTTCCATTATCTGGTACAGTGTAAGTTAATGATTCTATAAATCCTGTTCTATCTTTATAAACATCTCCTAATTGAAATTTTATAAATGGAGCATTTATTATATCTAAGTTTTCACCACCATATGAAGGATATGTTTGTCTTGTTAAAAAATCTATTCTTTGCCAGTTTAGAGCCAATTCATTAGAATCATTACAATATATGTTTAAGTTAAATGTTATTGCTCTCTCAACACCTTCATAGATATAATAATTATGAGGATTTCCAATAAATTTATTTCCACTCCAAGTTGGAGTAACTGTTTCACTTAGCCCACTTACAGTAGTTCTAAAAAACATTTTATCATCTTCAATTGGTTTTTGTCCATATAATTTATCAGAAGGTTGTGGGTTCAATGATTGAATCCAAAAAGGAACTTGTAATACTTCATCTTCAGAAGTTACATTATATAATGGTGTTTTGTGTGTTCTTGGTTTTTTACTTTTATAATGGAGAACCCCTTGTCTTTTCTCAATTGGATTCATATCGATACCCATTTTTCCTCTAATATCGGCTTCCTTTTTATCAACGTAATCTGTACGATGGCCATCGGTAGTTCCATCTCCTTTATCAAAATATGACATAGGGTCAGTATCTCGTACAGGACCGCCACTTCTTTTTCCAAAAATAGCCCCTCTTATTGCATCTTTACCTGCTTTTAAAGCTCCACCAACTGCTTGTTTACCTAAAGTAGATGGATTACCACCAGATGCCTTTAACAACGCTCCTAATCCAGTTCCATTATCACCCCATTTCCCTTTTGTATAAGCTTCGTTTGTTGGATTATCTTTAATTGTTTTTCCGTTTTTTCCAACTTCATCACCAGCTTCTATTCCCATTCTCGATGGTAGTAATGTTACTGGTATTCCAAGAAAAGAGTTAACTGCATCTGTTGCTTTACCTATTACTTTAGATAAACCACCTCCCTCTTCAGAACCCAATGCATTTAACATAGTATCTTTATCAGGAGTACTTCTTTTAGCTATTCGAGTTGCTTGATTACCATATATTAGTGGATTGTTTAGTTCCACAAGAGATTTTACCCTAACTCCACTAAGTTCTTGTTCAGCAAAGTTTTTAACTTGTTGTTTAAAACCACCTCTATTTTCTTGTGCAGAAGAATCTACCAAACCATCAGCAGTTGTTCCACCAGGAAAGTTAAGTTCTTTGTTTTTAAATAATTCTTCTATTGTTGGCATAATTTATTCTCCTTATGATACTAATCTTGATGCAAAGTTTGAACGATTAAGTTGTTTTTCTAATTTTCCACCAATCCCTCTTGTTAATACATCTCCATCCATTTCAATTAAAGCACCTAATAGTACTGCATCTCGTACTTCATCTAATTTTTTAAGTAATTCTTTATTATCTCCCTTATCACCTTCTATTAATCCTATTTTCTCAGCTAATTTTGAAACAAGTTCTGGTAATTTAGCACTACCACCCGTAGCGGCTCCCGCCATACCTGTTATGAATCCTATGTTCTTAACATCCAATCCTTTGGCTGCCATAGCTACACCAAACATTGCAGTTGAGAACTCATTGAGTACTTGAGTTAGTGATTGAATAGGAGTTATAGAGGATTCTACTTTTTCTAAAAAGATATCAAAATTTTCTATTGATGATACTAAATGACTTGAAAATGTTGTAATACCTGGTCCAAACGTTATTAATTTTTCTAACATTGCAAGAGGACCTGTTGGTTGTTGTTCTTCACCACTCACCCAACTTGCAAATTTATTACCAATAGCACCAACCGCATTTCCAATACCTCCAGCGGCTGCACCTGCTCCTGCTCCAACTCCAAATACCGCAAGGGCTCCACCAAGAGCAGTTATTGCTCCTGCCATAGCAAGTACTTCACCTGCAGAACCTGATTTTTCTACTATCATTCCAAGTGTATTACCAATAGAATCAAATACACCTATGATTGTTTCTCCAACTACTTCTGCAATTGATACAAATGCTCCAGCTACTGTTTCTACGATAGGTGCAAATGCCTCCATCATACCTATCATAGTATTTCCTATTACATCTGCTAATTGTACAAATCCATTTACAAGTATTTCAATTACAGGAACTACAATAGCGGCAATTCCTTCAAATATAGATTTAAACATTTTACCTAATGGTTCAAGTGCAGGAGCCATAATTCTCATGGCGGCCGCTAAACCAATAAATGCTAATGTGATTGCTGCTAATCCGATTAGAGCTGCTGGATTTGCTAATGATGCTAATCCACCTGATAATCCTTTTAAGAATCCACCAAGTCCTTTTCCTATAGCATTCAATGCAGTACCAATACCTTTTGATATACCAGATATTAAACCTCCAATACCACTACCAATAGATTTCATTGCTCCACCTAAACCAGATGCAATAGATTTAATTGCTCCACCCAATCCTTGACCGATTGATTTAATACCATTACCTAATGTTTTTAAGAATCCTCCACTACTTGATGCTGTTTTAGTTGTTGTTTTACCAAGACTGAGTAGATTTTTTCCTATACCAAATATACCACCACCTATTAATTTTAATAATGGAAATACTAATTTTAATCCCATAAAGGCGGCACCCAATACAACTATTTTTTTACCAAGTCCTCCTGCACTACCCTCTTCTTCTCCACTAAGTCCTGCAAGTTTATCACCTATCCAATCAAATGCTGGTTTTATAACATCCCATACTTTCATTACAGCATCTTTAACAACACCAAACCCTTCTTTCATTCCATCAATAAAACTCATAATCGATGGTTTGTTTGTAGTAAACCATTCTCCCATTTTATCGAATGCAGTTTGTACCTTCTCAATACCACCTTTTAGTATTTTCATTCCACCATCATTTATCCACTTCATCAAACCTTGAGCTAAAGGCATTAATAATTGACCTACCTTCATACCGATATTTGCCAATTGACCTTTTAGTACATCCATAGATGTGTTCATTTGATTGGTAGTTTTTTGTTTTTTCAATGCATCTTGTAATTGAGCTTTATCCATTTTGGATAAATCTTTACCCGAAGATATTAAAGCTTGAGCTGCTTCTAAATCTTTACCTTTTAAATCACCAAGTTGTTTTTGGATTCTCTGTTGGTTAATCATATCTCCAATTGGCATTCCTGCTGCTTTGGAAAGAGCTTCTTGTTGATAAACATTAAGTTTTGTTAAATCACCAAGTTTACTTACTTCTTTTAAAGTTGCTTGTTGAGCTCCTACAACATCACCTTGAGCTGCAAGATATCTTGCTTGATTGAAGTTAAGATTTGTACCTAATATTGCACTTGCTTCTAATTCTGAATTAATAGAAGATTCAAAATCAAGTAATCCCTTAGCAACACCAGCAGCTTGTTTAATTGATGTACCTAATTTAGCTGCTTGAATTGCTGCCTTCTGTAAAGATTGTGGTGAACCTTTGAAGTAAGTGTAAACTTCTTCAGAACTTTCCGCCATATCCTTCAATACCTTATCTGCAGGTACTCCTGCTAAGTTTGAAGCTTGAACGGTTATGTTAACCATGTTCTGAGCAAGGTCTTGTGATTGTCCGAATGCGTTTTGGAATAGTTTATTTACATTACCAATAGCATCTGCACTTAATCCCATACCTACCGCTAATTTGGTAGTATTATTTAGTACCGCTGCACTTACATCTTCAACACCACCAAAGGCGTTAAACATTGCTCCAGCTGCTTTTGCACCATCTTCAAGTGAACCACCCATACCTTGAGCAATTCCTGATACAGTTCCTATCTTAGATGATATACCTTCAAATTGTCCGTTGAGTATTCCTGTTTCTTGTCTAAATGCAATTGTGGATTTTTGCATTTTATCCATGGTGAGTAAACTCATTCCAAGTAAGGCAACAAACCCAACCATGGCGGTTCTCCAAGAGAATATAGATTTAAATACAGCTCCTCCCGATTTCTTCATAGCATTTGCTAATCCAGCAGTTTGAGATTTACCTTCTCTCATCCCTTCGTTGAAATCAACTACAAATTGTTTTGATGCTTTACCTAATTTGTTTTTGATTCCATCTGCTCCTTTTTTAGCAAGTGAACCTAACATTCCACCAAGAACAGGTATTTGATTAAGGTGTCCTGTCATTTTATCAAGAGCACCTCCTATTGATTCTTCGTATTGTTTTGCTGCTTTATTTACAGCTTCTGTGTTTTGAGCAAGTTTTTCTTCTGTTCGTAATGTAGCTAAGGTAGTATCTAATATATCTACTTTAGCATCACCAATTGCTTTATTTTTACCAAAATAAGATGAGGAAATTCTATCTTTTTCAGATTCTATTCGTTGAATTTCTTTTGTAATTGATTCAGAATCACTCAGTCCACTAACTGATGATTTCAACTCACTATTAAAATCTTTTAATTGTTTGCCTAACTTTGTTCTACCATCAATTTCTGAATCGATATCTGATTGAATATCGGATATAAGAGATTGGGAAACTTTCAGAGCACTCTGATATTCCTGTTCTAATTTAATTCTCTCTTTTTGTTGCTTTAACGATTCAGCCATCTAATACAGTTCCTTTATATTAGTTTAATAAACGTTGCCACGCTTTAGGAATTGGTTTTCCTTGTTTTTTTCTTTCTTCTGCTTTTTTTCTTAGTGCAGTGAAGGCATCATCTAAATCTTTTCCTAATTTGGCAAACTCTTTGTCACCCTTAAGTTTTTTACTCAAACCTCGTTTAAATAATGTATCTATAAGTCCTTCTGGAAGATTAAACTTTTTTGTTAAAGAATCTTTAACTACTTGCCTTTGTTCCGTTGTAAGTTTTTTCATATTTTTATACTCCACATTTATACTACTATAAATATAGAGTAAAAAAAAAGTGAGGAATTTTACTTCCTCACATTTACATTTGGTCCTTTAGCTTGTGAATTTGTAGATTTAGAACTTTTTTTAAGTTGTTCTTCTTCCTTTTCTTTAGCCTCAGCAAGTTGTTTATAATAAAACGTTCTGATATGTACTGGTAACCTATAAACTCCTTCTTGAGTGAATCCATTACCATAGTAACATAACTCAAAAATTTGCTTATGGAGCATGACTGAGTAATTAGTCGGTAGGCCAAAAAAACCCCACGCCCATTGGAATGGGCTTCACCTCCGTATCACCAGTAGTTGGATTAGTGAAAGGGAATTCCATATTGATATCAGGCTGGTGTTTCCTAACATTTTCTCGGAATGCTCTTGTATCTCTTGTTAAAAACTTATTGTTGATGAAATCATTGATTGATTTTGCATCTTCTTTACCATCAACAGAGGTAATCATATATCGATACCTTGTAGTTAATTCAGCGGATGGTGCATCTTGATTTAATCTATTTAATGCTTTAATATCAGCATCAATTTTCTTTTCATCACCATGAGTTAATATTCTCCATTGAAGATTTACACCTGTTGTAGTGGTGTATGTATAAGAGTTTTCTCTATTTAGTAGTTCTAAATCAGTTTCTTTTGTTTGTACTTTTGATAAGTCAACAGATGTTTTATGAGCATCACCCATTTCATCTTGTACCTGAACAGTATATTCTGGACCATAACCCAAAATACGAACTGCCAACATTATAGCATTTTTGTCCCCCAATATAATATCATCGATATTAATTGCTTTATCTACTATAATTGACTCAAATAACTTGTCAAGAACCACCCCCTTTCGTATGAGATTCTGTGAAGCAAGAATTTCTTCTTCTTTCGCAGTCATGTATTTTATTTCTATTTCTCCAGATGATAGGGGATTATCTTCTGGATAACATTTACCTTGTGATGGTAGTGATATCACTTCGGTAGGAAAATCGTAATTTGCCATATAACTTTATTTTAATTGTTTCGTATATAAATATATAAGTTTTGAAAAATTAGAAATTAGGCATAAAAAAAGTTCTCACTAAGAGAACTTTTTTCTTTATAAAAATAAGTTGGAGTAGTATTAAAATTCTAAGATTGCGTAATCATAAGAAAGTGTCAATTCAATTGAAGTAGGTTCGTTTGATGACCAATCCAATCCACCGAAGTTTGCTGATTGGATAAATGCACCTTTAAGAGTCCATTGTTCAATTTTATCACCAACAGGTCCTAATAGATAACATTGGATATCTTTTTTATAGAAATCTGCGTATCCATCTCTACCGGTGATAGATTCATGAGAAGTTCTCACCCATTCCATTACTGCTTGTGCACCACTTGGAACAATTGGGTCATAAAGTGTCATGGTAACATCTTGCCAATCCCCTTTACCTTTGAGTTTTCTCTTAACATTGATGTGGTCAAGAACAACAGTTTCAAACTGAATAGTTGGTCTTGTAGCTACTTTTATAAGATATGAAGGAATACCATCAATTTCCATGATGAACCTATTTTGCATCTTAGGTTCAAAGTTGGTATAAAACATATCGTTAAATTCTAATACTTCTGCCATTTTTTTTTCTCCTATTTACTATTATAAATATATAGTTTTTTTATTTTTAATTAATTATGCTGAGAATGATGCTCCTGTCGGTAAGATGTTGAAATCTAACACGATGAATTCAGCAGTTTTTGTTGGTTGTAAGAAAATCTGTCCAGCCAATATATTTCTGTCGATTACATCAGGTGTGTTATTACTCTCATCCATCACCACTCTAAATGCATATAAACCTTGTCTTTGTTGTATTCCTTCTAAATAAGGATTTACAGTATTCAAGAATCTACCTCTTGTTTGTGCCGTATTCTGTTCGAATACTAAGTATCTTGATGTAGATGCAATGTACTTCTTAACTTTAATCATTAATCTTCTTACATTGATTCTATCAAGTGCAGATGCTCTATCTTGTAAAGTTTTCTGTCCAAATGCAACAATACCTTCACCAGGGAAAGATGCGATTGGATTAACTTTTCCTTCATATAGAGTATCTCTCTCAGCGTGTGTTAATCTATTCAATACAGAAACAGCTCCTACGATACCACCTCTGTTTAAACCAGCTGGTGCAAACCATTCAGCTGCTACAGCATCATTGGCTGCGTATATTCCAGGCATCAATACTGATGGTGGAACAGCGGTTAGTCTGTTTGTTCTCGAATCGATTGTTTTAACCCATGGGTAGTATGTACCTACATAGTTAGAATCTAATCCGTTAGCTTGTTCAACTGCTTGTGATATAGTATCTGATGATACATTTCCATTAGATGAGTTGTAAGTTACACCAACAACATCACCGATAAAGAATGCATCTTCTCTAGCTTCTACCATATCAACAATCTTATCAAATACATAAGAGTGATGTCTACGAACAATACCAGGTGCTGATACTAAGTTAATATCAAAATCATCAGGGTTAGATACTGAGTTAATACCTTTAATATATGCGATTGAACCACTAGCTGTTGAAGTTGAACAATTGAATCCTTGTGTGTTACCACTACCAAAGTTTGCTGATGAACCAGCAAGTGCTACTTCAGTAGTTGGAGATACACCATCAAATCCACCTTGGAATCCAACTAAAAATTGTCTTTTGTTAACATCAACGGCTGCAGAACCAGTCAATTCAAAACCAAATGAATGTGTTCCGTCTGATGTAGTTACAGTTCCATCAAATGCAAATACAGTGTTTGAACCATATCCTGCTCCAACTGGAATTGGTGATAAGAAATGTGAGTTATCAATTTTAACAGTACCTGTTTCTAAATCAATTCCACTAAATTGTACACCATTCGATGCGTTGTTATCTTTAGAATCTATTGAGAAGATTACACCAGGTGTAATACTATCTGAACCACTAAGTGGTGATGAGTATTTACCATGTCCAAATGGTCCTGCAGTTACAGGGAATGAACCTTCTACTTTACATTCTACTCTTACATACTTAGAACGATTTACATAATCTCCGTTTTCAGTTTGTTTTCCGTTTGAATCTATTACAACGTTTCTATCACCTATTACTTTCTTAATGTAGTTTGGTGAAGCAGGGTCTAAGTTCAAGTTATTGAATGTTTCTAAGATTACTGGTCTCTTATCTGTATCAGAGTATCCTCTAATTGCGATTGAGAAAGTTGCGTAATCAGTAGAATTATTTGAACCAGCTGCTTTTACGTTAAATACTGCTACTTTAAATTCTTTATTGTAGTTTCCACCATCACCGATAGTATGTAGTCTAAATAAATCACTTCTTTCACCAGAAATCAACTGAGATTGTATCCAAGGAGTGGAAGCGTGTTGAATATCTTGTGTAAATTCTTGAGTACCTAAATCAATTACAGTTACTTTAGAACCACTTAAGAAGTTATTAGCTAATGAACCAGCTCTTTTTTCAAAGTATTTGTTCATGTATATTTTTTTAGAACCTCTTGCAGATTCTCCAAATACATCCGATAAATCGTTTCCTGCACTTGGTAGTACAGATGCGGATACTCCAGTTCCTATCTGAGAACCACTAATAGAGAAAGCTGATGCTGATGGTTGACAATCTATAATACCAGATAAAGGTTCACCATCACCAAGTACACCAACAGATTCATCTCCATTGTGTGTTGCGTGTAAAACTCCAACTAATTTTCGTCCTCCTTGAATCGCAGAACCACTAACTACTATACCAGCTGCTCTTGTATGTGAATACCCACCTACATGACCAACTCTAACAATTGTTACAGTTCCTGCTTCTCTTAAATAATTTTGTACGGTGTAACCTGTATAGTATGAACCATTAGGTGTTCCGAATATTTCTTCAAATTCTGATTGTGTACTGACAACGGTTGGTACGAATGCAGGTCCTTTTTGGAATGGTCCAATTACTGCTGCTCCTATCTCACCAATCCCTTGTGCTAAGAAAGAAAGGTCATTTTCTCTCGTAAATACACCAGGTGATACAATTTTTTCTGCCATTTTATATTACTCCTTGTTTGTTATTTGTGTAATGATACACATATAAATATAAATAAAAATTCCTAAAGAACTATTTTTGTTCTTCTTCTTTTTCTTTTGTTGTTTCTGCAGGTATAAAAGTGTTTGAAGTCGGGTCATAGTTACCATCTCCATACTTCTCATTTAAACTCTTAAACATCTCAGATTCTTTTACTACTAAGGAAGAGTGTTGTTTTAATAATTCTTCTTCCATAGCATCTATTTCTTCAACTCTTCTTTTTCTTTCAATTGATAATTGTCCCAATCTCGTAAAGATATTTGAAACATCTTGTCTTAATTGTTCTAATCCCGCAACTTCTTCGTTTGTAAACTTTATTTCTTTTGCCATTTTGATATATTTTTAAAATGTTATTCAGTATATATAAATATATGAAACTTTACAAAACATAAAATTTTATGCAGTAAATGTTAGAGTTTTATAACCAGATTTTAATCCATGGTCAATTGCTCTTACTCGTGCATAATATGTAGTACCACTCGTAGTTGAATTTACTACATTTAAACTTGTACCACTATATTCAGTAAAATTAAATATATCACTTCCACCAGATGTTGTACCAACTTGTACATCATATGCAGTAATACCAGTTGTACCACTTTCACTTCCCTCAGTCCACTCTAACATTTTTTCTGTACTATTATCAATAGTATATGTTAATGTAGCTGGAGTACCAGGTGCTCCTAAATCTGAGTGTGAACTTCCACCTTTGTTGTGAGATATAAATCCATTAGCTAAATAAGTATCTGGTGAAGTTACATCAAGTGATACGATTTCAGTAATTTCATCATTCACTTCAATACTTGTAATTTCTACTTCACTTCCATCATGTCTAATTAATGAATCTCCTTCTAATATAGTACCAAGAGTTTTAAATAATATTTGATTTTCTCTTTTTACTAACATTGGGTGTTCTGAAGTTCCAACTATTGTTCCTTCGTTGATATCATATATTCTTTCAGAGAATGAAAATACAACATCTTTTACAATTACTTCACTTTCAGATGGATTTTCATCACCTTCATATGAATACTCTAATAAGTTAACATCTTCATTATATTCAGGTAAAGAATATCCTTTTAATCTATCACCTTCTTCTAAATCACCAATTTCAACTTGTGTTCCATCTATCTTTGTTACCAAAGTATCAGAAACTAAACATAAAGAAGTTGAGTTACCATCATATGAATCTACTGCATAAACTGGTTTTGTTATAGCAGTGTTGTATCGTGTAGCGTGGTCATTGAATCCATCAGCAAAAGTACCAGATAATGTATGAGATACAGTTCCCATAAGAGAAGTTTGTGAACTCGCTCCTTGTGGATTCATAGAACCAACTGTAATTACAGCGGTGTAATCTTGATTTATCCCTATTGATAAGAATCCTGATGTATCGAGATTCATATTATATGCAGGAGATACTGCCCAAGTGAAATTAGCTCCTCTACCTTTTATACTTCCAAACTTACTTCCTTCATTTGCAAATGTCATTGTGTAAGTTTCATTAGTAGATTCAACAGCATATGTATATCCAT